ATATGGTGTCTCGCCTCTTACATAGGAGACATATCCAGTTAGTTTACGAACAAGTAATTCTCTCCCTCCTTCCCCTACTTTACCGTCGGGACTCGTTGTTTGAGGTATGAAATTGCCTTCTTTGTCAAATACGTCGCTATATTCAATCATGGCTCGTTTATCATTTACATTCATAAGATTGACGAGCCATATTATCTCCTTGAATGAGTTGAACATGGGAGTCGCGGACAATAATAAAAATCGCATATTTTCTGCATATTTGGCTACTTTCATTAGAGATACACCGACTTGTTTATCTTCACTACTATTATGCACTTCGTCAATAATAATAAGGCGGTTATTGAAAATCTTTTTAATTTTACGTATTTCTATTTTACGTATCTCTTCTTGTGATAGTTCGATATCCACCTCTTCTTTTAATGAATTCGAAATGAAATTGGCGAGTTGACCATATCCCATGAATAAATAGTAAGTATCTATAATACGTTTGATTTGGCTAATCACTTTTTCTTTCGTGAGACCTTTTAATTGAGTAGGATTTATCTCTTGGATGAGAGCATTGCCTACACAAGATTCGATATTCCACAAGCCAGTATCAACTGCTGAATTACGAATCAATTCGAGTTTGCGTTCATCGAATAATTGTAATCGAAAATTGGTTTGAACATTGGGAGAAGCGACAACAATAATACGTTGATTAATACCGACTTGTTTCATATAGGACCGATATTCTTCGGCAATACCAATTGCACTGCACGTTTTGCCACTGCCTAACGCGTTGTATAATAATAAACTATTGTAGGGAGTTTGGAAGGATAAGAAATTTTTGACAAATATTTGATGAGGCATCAATTCGAATTTGGCATTACATAAAATGTCGGCTTGTTTTTTGACATCGTAAATAGTTCCATCATATTTGGTGTCGTTAAATTCTTTTCGTTTGGCGATTTTAATATTGAAGTTGGGGTCATTTAATTCGGGATAGAGAAAATCATAATCATTGTTGGTGGCATTATAATCATATTCCATTTTTTCTTTTTTTAATAAATAAGTATTTGATTTTTTATTGAAATGGCTGGCCCCGGAATCTATATCAACGATTGGCGATTCGCCTTTAGTCAATAAATCGGTGATATCGACTGGTTCGACGGGTTCGATTATAGGCGTTGGTTCATCTATAAATTCTATTTTTTTGACCGAACTAGGTGCTTCGGGCTGTTCAACTACCTTTAATTTTTTAACTGTTTTGTTTAGCGGTTTAATTGTTTTTGTAATCGGTGACTGTACCTGTACCTGGTCTTGGACCTGGTCTTGGACCTGGTCTTGGACCTGGACCGGTTCACCGAATTCGGGCTGTGGTTCAACAGTAGGTATTTGGGACGTCACATTGGCAACCTTTTCCTCTTCGATAACTTGACCCGGGTTTGTAATAGTATCAGGAAGTGGACCATTCGCAATTGGGTTGGGACTAACCGGTTCGCATATACCGGTTTTTTTATTTCTTCTCGTTCCATTTGGACACCTTTTTTCTTTGACCCCGCCACGATGTTCTTTTTTCGTGCGATTTTTTTTTGATTTTTTTTGGGTAAATCCTAAATACATGAAATATATACTCTTAAAATATGACTATATATTTCTATTCGGTCTTTCAACTAGAATACATTTTATATTTATTTAAAGAATTGTGTATGTTGCGTATTAATCGTAATTTTTCTAAATTATATGAACGTATACATGATACACATTCATCATATGTTTTCCAACACATTTGACTTACTTCGTCTTTTTGATAATTCGCTGAAATCATACTATCGTCATATTTCATATACATCAAGTAATATTTGTGTTTGTATGATTTGTAATTCGACCCGGTAAATATTTCTTCAAACGGTAATATATTTTGCACGTTTTTTAATTTTTTAATAGAATAACCGGTTTCTTCGGTAAATTCGCGTATAGCGGATTCAAAATCGCTTTCCTGATAGTTACGGCGTCCTTTTGGAAACCCCCACTCCGGTTCATACCATATTCTATATTTATTGCTCTCATTTATCAAATCGATGAGTGTATATTTTTCATCTTTATTTAAAATCCCTTGTGTCAACAATTGATATTTTTCTTTAGACACAATTTCTTCGGTCTTGTATTGATTGGAAATATGAATATTTCCCCATAAATCTTTCCATAAAAAATCAAAATCATTATTTCTTAATTTTTCTTTTTCTACAAAAGTCATTTGTTTTAGCATATTCATAATGTAATATTTGTTGTAAGGTGAATATTTTCCTCGCATAAAATCAATATATCCTAAAGTATCTTTACGGCGAATCATCAAATATTCGGGAACACCTTTATTCATTCGAAATGCAATGACCCCAAAACTGGTAATGGGCGTCTTACACTGGTGGTATAAATGTCCATATTTTCCACAATTATTACAATAATTATCTTTATTATCTGTCATTCGGGTAATCTGTATGAATATATTCAAATGTATTTATATAGTTTATAGCAATCCTATTATGTTATTTGACCCTACTATTTGGGGCCCGCATTACTGGTTCGTATTACATACCATTGCACATTCATATCCATTGACACCGAATTCTGTTACGAAACGTAAATATTACGATTTTATTCAAAATTTACCGCTATTTATACCGAATGAGGAAATCGGTAATAAATTTAGTCATTTATTAGATAAATATCCGGTATCGCCATATTTAGATAACCGCGATTCATTCATTCGATGGATGTTTTTTATTCACAATAAAGTAAATGCTATGCTGGGTAAAGAGGAATTATTATATGATGAAGCATATGCAAAATATTACGCGGAATATAAACCAAAACAACAATCTTTAGCCGAAAAATTCCACTTGAATAAGAATTACATTCATTATGCATTTTTATTGATGTGTATATTCATAATATACGTATTTTATGACAAGTAGAAAACGATAGAATAGAAATTTCTACAAGTATTATAAGAGAATAATGAGAATTGAAATTACATTGTTTATAGTAGCCGCATTCATTATGGCAAATATATACACCGATGGGAAATATTTGAAAATGGCAATGGGGTGGAAAAAATATTATCAAATGGCCGGTGTTGCATTTGGTGCATTTATCATATATATATTAATCAAAAAGAATCCATTGTATGCAAAAAATATATTGATGACTACGAATGATTATATCAAATATTTACCAGTGGATAGAAATACGAGCAATTTTGTATCACCCATTTTGGATTTTACCGCAAAACAACAATATGGCGGCGATGTATATAATTATCCAGTGGCCCAAATGCCTTATCCAGAAAAGCGGGTAATGAATTCGGGTAGTAAATCATCCAAGAGGTCGGTAAGTGAAACCAAAAAGAAGTTTGTGGCGGCTAGACAAAATTGGCGATGTGGCAAATGCACAAAGCAATTGCCGGCGTGGTTCGAGGTCGACCACAAAATACGGTTAGAACATGGAGGTAGTAACCATGTAGATAATTTAGAAGCATTGTGTAGAGATTGTCATGGGGAAAAAACCGCAATAGAAAATTTATAATGTATATAATTTATAATGTATATATATTATAATATATGGACTATTTTCAATTAATTTATTTAATTTTAACATTTTGTAGTATAGTAATCATACCCACATTGATTGGTTTAAAAATAATAAAAGGGCCGTTGGTTTCACTCATTGCAATACCGATTATTTTAATACTAATATTCATTCTTAACTGGTATAATATTATTACATTAGAAAACCTATCGAATTTTTTTACATCGCTTATAGAAAATGTAAGGGATTCCTTTTTTGGAAGTATGATGTCAATTGCCGGATATCATAAAATCATAGAGAACTTGATTTTCTTTTTAACATTTTGTAGCATAGTAATCATACCCACATTGATTGGTTTAAAAATAATAAAGGGGCAATTAATTTATCTCATTGCAATACCTATTTTTTTATTTTTAGTGTCTCTTTACATACTGAAGGATAAGATACTCGATTTATTAAACAATATAAATAATATTGATATAACTGAATTATTATCCAGCATTGGTAGTATATTTACTATTACTACTGAGTTTACAAATTTGCTGATTTTCTTTTTAACATTTTGTAGTATAGTAATCATACCCACATTGATTGGTTTAAAAATAATAAAAGGGCCGTTGGTTTCACTCATTGCAATACCAATTCTTTTATTTTTTATGTCTCTTTACATACTGAAGGATAAGATACTCGCATTATTCTCGTCGTCAATGTTAACAGGAACAGGAACAAAATTCACTCCAAATATAGATATCGCCGATTTTATTAAAACATGTTATACAACTATGGCTGGGATTTTATTCATTATTTTGTTGTCTTTTGTATTGTATTATGCAAAAAAAGATCCGCTTGCACTTACCAAAAACGCGTATAAATTCATTTTTCCAATATTTATTCCATTGATATTATTGTTTGGATATTATATACAACAAAATAGTGGAACGAGTATTACCGGTTTAATTGTAGCATTGATTATTGCTCTCGTCGGTGTATATATTCAAACTACGATGAATAAAACGGCTATGACTGGTGTAAACATGTTTTTAAAATATTTATTATTACCAATTATTTGTATGATAGGACTGGCAATAGCTTATAAACCACTCAGTGAATATACGCATGGATTGACTGGATGGAGTAAATTCATCATGGAATTGATATTCTATATTCCTTGTTTGATTTTAGATTTTTTCGAATATTTGAAAGGGCAATATAATATAACACCGAATATCGTGTATATATTGTTTGTAATTGAAATACTTTTAATATTGTTATACATTTATATTCCAAAATTGTTAAAACTAAAATTAAAATCAAAAGGGAAGACATTGTTAGATAAACCCGTATTTTTGAATAAAGAAAAAATAATTGGAAGTAGTAGCATCGCATCATTATATAGCCCGAACAACCTTATGAATAAGAATACGTATAAAACAAATTATGCCATATCGTTATGGGTGCATCTAAATACACAATCCACATCGAATGCAGCATATGCAAAAGAGACCACCATATTTGAATATGGCTCAATTGACCCTACCGGAAAAATCAATGTGAAACCTAGAATCGCCTATAAGGCCGATGATTCGGGTGATAATTTTATCTTTTATTTTACAAAATTTGATGAAAATGATAGTGATACCAAATTTGAGCTCTCATTACCTACCCAAAAATGGAATCATATTGTATTGAATTATTATGATACACGAGCGGACTTACATATCAATGGTAAATTAGAAAGAACCTATACTTTTAATGGAAATATGCCAACATATTCGTCGAGCGATGTATTCAAAGTAGGTAGCGAGCAAGGTTTAGATGGCGCGGTTTGCAGCGTAGAATATTTTCCATATCCACTAAAAGATGTAGACATAGTGAATATCTATAATATGTTAGTAACGAAAAATCCGCCAGTCGAATAATTGGGCAAATGTGCATAATAATATTTCTATAAAAAATAAAATATACAATTAAAATATATAAAATGAGTCCAGTTGCTATTATTTTAGGAATAGTTATTATAATATTAATATATGTATTGTATAAATTTTTTAGAAGTGATACCGGAGGTGTATTAAGTAAAACAACTAATTTAAATACCACGGATGTATCGACCGTCGCGATTACAAGCGGTTCAATATCATCCGGCACAAGTTCTACATATTCATATGGATTATGGTTATATGTGAATACTTGGTCAACTAATGCAAAAACAATATTTAGAAGAAAAAATAAACCAACTACTGGTACTAATAGCTACGATGACATAAAATTATATTTAGATACTACTACGCCTACATTAAAATGTGATTTTTACACAGATAACGCATCATCTCCAGAAACTATAAATATTACTAGTAATTTCCCAATTCAAAAATGGGTATATATTATCGTGAGTGTTGATAATAGAATCGTCGACACATATTTAGACGGTAAATTAATTACATCACAACAATTAAACGGAATACCAAAGGTAAGTGAGGGGGACATATATCTAGGTACTTTTGATGCATATATGGCGAATTTTCAAAATTGGAAATCTGCAATGGACCCTCAAACGGCTTGGAAAAATTATATGTCCGGTAACGGTGGAAATGCAATAAATAAAATGTTCAAATCTTATGGACTAGATTTTAGCTTAAAAAAAGATAATGTTGAACAATATAAATATAATGTATTTTAAGTATTTAACAAATTTATTTAGCTATAGTTATATATACGTATTATTTATAACTATAATGAGTGATAATCAACCATCTACCATACAAACAATACAAGACCAATTTCAAAAATTACCGGAAACGATTAATGTAGCCAATATACAAAATTCAGTAAATACTGGGGTAACTAATTTAACCGATAGTATAAACACTATAAAGACAAATGTATCAAATTCATTAAATGATTTTTCATCGAAAGATACACTTGCAGCTGGTAACGAATTCCTTCAAAGTAACAGTATCATTGCAAAATTCGCATTTATTGTATTAATTCTTATAGGATTTATGTTTTTATTAAATTTAGGAATTAGTTTGATAGGTTATTTTATTCAACCAAGTAGTAGCCCATATCTTGTGGTTGGAACTATATCCGGAAAAGAAAGTGGAATTATAAAACAAAATCCAAAGGATAAAAAATCTGTATTGATAAAACGGTCGGAAAATCAAACAAAAGGAATTGAATTTACCTGGTCAACCTGGTTATATATTGAGAGTTTACCTACCGATACGACTACCTATAATCATATTTTCAATAAAGGCGATGTAAATGACTCGAACAAAAACAGTAATGGTATATTTTTGAATAATGCCCCCGGACTATATTTAAAACGAGACGATACTGACAATACTCGTGGTATATTAAGAGTATATATGGATACAGTGGTATCAACTAATTCGGCAAATGATATACGTGATACGAACACCTATATAGATATTCATAATGTTCCTTTAAAAAATTGGTTCAATGTAGTTGTTCGTCTTGAAAATAAAATATTGGATGTATATGTGAATGGAACGATTTCGAATCGTTTAGTGTTGAACAATGTCCCAAAACAAAATTATTATGACGTAAATGTATGTCAAAATGGTGGATTTTCTGGTAAATTGTCAAATTTGAGATATTTTAATTATGCTCTTACTATATTTGATATTAATACAATTGTCTTGGGTGGTCCAAATTTAAAACCAGGTGCATTTTCGAGTGATGGTAATAATATCACTGAACCAACATTTTCATATTTATCTACCGCGTGGTATAGTTCAAATAGAAATAGTGGAGTTTAAGCGCCAGTATTGTAAAAATAACTGCTCCCGTCGGTTGAAAATGTAGTAGAAGCAGTAGGGGGGGGGGCAATTGCTAATTCACAATACTTACCGCCAACATTTTGCGCCCAATTCATTAGGATAGGATAATATGCATTCGCGTTCAAACTAACTGAATAAATGCCTCTAGCTGTAACATTAGCACTACTGTTATTTCCTAAATTGTAGTTTACCATTAAATTGGCGTTGCTTCCAGTATATGAAGGTGGAAATGTAGTATATGATGATGAAGAACTTGGTGCAGTAGCAGTTGATTTTAAATTTGCAATGGATTGCCCTTCAGCGCCTATCCAAAGTATCGCAATATCATCATTTGTATAAACACTTGTTCCCAAGCGGAATTTATATGTTCCACTTGTGGTTGGTTTGAAATAACCATAAAATGAAACCATAATATTAGCGGTAGTACTACCAACGAATGTGGAAATATTTGAACTAGTAATATTAGTAGTTGTACCACTCATAACTTCTTGCTTACTTGTATTCGAATCACTAAAAGCGAATATACCATTATTATAGTAAGCAATAGTACCATTGACACCATAAAAGTAATTATCTCCGGCATCATTTCCCGTATATCCTTTATAATACAATCCACTACTATACGTCGTGCCGGTAGTAGGTTTACTTGCTACACCGAGACCACTACTAGAGGCAACTGTATTTAGAGAACTAAAGGCCATAATATATTATGAAAATAATATATTATTTTTGTAAAACAAATCTATAGAGAATATTTATATGACCGATACTTATTCAGATTGTAGTGCAAATTATAGAGTATATTTACAACGTCAAAAAATGCAATTGCTAAATATTCCACCGACCCGATTTACACCGACGTCGCCATATCCTACCTATACCAGATTTCAATTAGATATGCGTCGAAAAACGGAGATTCTTAAGTATAGTGCCGCAAAAACCAATACAAAAACCAACAATTTTACAAAATCGGAAAAATGGGCTCAATTAGTAAGTGGTAATTTTCAAAGACGCACATATAGTCAACAAGAAATTACAAATAGCACAAATAATTTAGTCGATTGTTCATCCAATGAAACATTATTAACCCCTACCTCTTCATCTGGTGTTCCTGGGCCAATCATGTATTTATACAATGACCCATCTGTTCCTCTATATAATTATGTCGTAAATCGTTCATATTCTATATTAGATGACAACAATCGACAACCATGGAATATTAATCCATATAATGATATTTCATGTGAAAACGGCGAACAAACACTAGTAAGTTTATTAGGAATAAGACAATATATAGAAAGTGATTATACTATTTTCAATTTGACTACGTCGGTTGGAATATATGTAGTTGGAACCGTTGATACAGCCGGAAAAACGAGCACTCTAAACATTTCAATATCGAATATAGGATGTGCAATATATTATAATGATACGGTAGTCGCTACACCCACGATTTCAGTGTCGGGACTAACTACTCTCGAAGTAGACCTAGAGAATTCCGTTACAGATTCATTTAGCGCAAGTTTATTTGTCGGAAATATTACTACGGATGATTTTACATTATATACAAAACCCAATATGGCATACGACATCAAGCTTACATTCACACTGAGTTATACGGATGACAGTGACGAATCTTATTTTACGTACAGTAAAATAGGAGCATATTGTAATTTATCCGCGGCGAATTATGAATTAGCGACAAATTGTTCGATTAGCGAAAAATCTATAGCCACGCCATCGGCATTTAGTTTAGTAAGTAAATAGTAAATATAATACTATTTCAAATACCGTTAAATAGCAATTTTTACGTGGTAAAATAATATGGACGTGAATGTAATTTAAATATAGGATTTTTCGCTAAAATATTATTTGCAGCAGTATCTGAACCGTAAAATTTATCATTCAATAAAATATATATTGGAACGGTGGAAGATTTTTTAATAAAATTTATCAAATAATGACAACATTCGTAAGTTGTTTTTTGTATTTGTTGTATTAATGCATTTTTGAAATGTAATAATAAATCGCCACCTAAAATAATATGCATTGTATCGTCTACCCTATCTATAGATCCTTCATGAAATGTAAAATATATGCCCTTATTCAATGGTAATATATTTGTGATTTCCTGTTTGAATTCTAAATCAAATCTTAATATGATAATATATGAATATTGTTCAGCATTTTCAATAATATTCACTGCATCTAATATGTTATTTGGTTGTTTATTTTTTTTTTCTATTATTTTTTTTTTATAATAAGAAAAATGTTCTTGAAAACTATCTATTATATTTGAATTAAACGTATGTATATAAATATCGGTTTCATATTTCAATGATAATGGTTTAATTACATTTTTTTTTAAATTTTCAATATTATTTATATAATTAAAATCTATATTATCGCCTCCTCTTGTTTTAAATTTACGTTCATGGTCTCCTCTAAACAAAATACAAATTTTTTCCATTTTGTATATATATATTCTGTTTTTTATTTTCGTACAAAATAAGAAAATAAAAATACAAACGTTAAAAAGTAAATAATTACAAAAAACGTTTGTTATTTTGTAAGTAATACAATCGATTTTTGATATTGGTTTCGAAATTCGCCGGATAAGTAGATACATCAAATTCATATTCATCGACTTTATTAATAATACTATAAACAAATAATTCGGTGTTCCTTATCAATTCTTCAACATAATTCATGTCAACATAATGACTCACCCGAAACATATTTTCATCCGCGATTGTTTTGTGATATTTATATTTAGCTATTATATCTTCATCGTCTTCATGTAGTTTGAAATATAATTGAACGATACCTTTTATTTTCTTGATAATATTTTGATATCTCAATTTATTTTCTTGACTCAATTCAAAATATGCAGTTGCCGACATGATATCACCTGTCGTCATATTCTTGAATAAACGTATTCCATTGGTCGTTTCGTATATCTGTAAATCTTTGTTTACGGATTGAATAAAATGTATTTTTTCAATGACCCATTCTAATTCCTTGATAATGATATCCTTATTGATTTCGTATATTTCGCCATTTTCATCCTTGATGTATTTACATAATTCATATTTGTTTTTTGCAGAAATATATTTATCATATTCTTCATGAACCTTTGCTATAGCCATATTATCAGTATCCCTTCCATATAACTCATATATACCTTGTTGTTTTTCGAGATAATCGTCCGCGTAATTTGATAATGTTTTAAGTTCCGCTTCTAAAGCGAATTTCAAATAAGACGGTAAAATGACCGCACTATAACTTCCACCTCTCACTTTTTCCATACCATATTCTTTCATATATTTCTTCACATTTAGGTCAATTAATGCAAAATCTTGACCAATTTCAACCATCTCGGTGACGGCAATTGGTTTATGTAATTTAGCAAAATCATTCATTATTTCAAATTCTATTTTTACCCTTTCCATATCGGTTTCAGTAGACGCATGTAGTCCTATATTATCATCTTCCAATAAAATAACATACAAAAAGTAAATGCTGATATCTGGTTGCATAATATACATATACAGTAAATTGTTTATGTATATTTTTTGGAAATATATATCTATTTTGATTCAGGTCTTCATGTTTGACTAAGTGTAGGATTTAGACACATTTTTTGGTTAGGAAATACTTGTCCAGACAAACAGCGGTCATGTTCGCTGACTTCAATGCATCCTCGTTTACCTTGGTATTCTCCAACCAAGCACCAACCTTGTTTTCCAGAGGTAATTGGATTTTGAATAGGATTCGTGGTGCTATCTGGCTGTGGTTCATTTACATTAAATATTTTGGTATTCAAGGCGCTATCAAGTGATTGTTTGGACCTTGAATCAACATTTGGTTTACTTGCATCTCGTAATATATTTCCTACGGATTGAATCGAACCTTCTGCAATGTCAATACCGGTTTTTGCAGTATCCGCTACTACATCGGCCGTTTTATTCAAAACGGTTCCGGTAGTGTAGCCAAATATAGATAAGATTTGGGATACTAAAGGACCGAAAATTTGAATAAATGATTGCATTAAATTTCCTAGAATATTAAGAATATTTATTCCTAAAAAGGAAAAAACTAATAGAATAATTAATAGAACAATGATGGCGTTTTTATTGCTAAAGAAACTATAATCGCCGGTTTGGGTAAAATTTGGCGAAATAATTCCTACATTTGATTCTTGTGGTGAATTCATGTTATATATTATATAATATATATTTGTAATATATTTCGTTCCGTTATAAATAAAAAATTATAATTGAATATTAAAATGAGTGTTTTTAATTTACTCGAAACTTTCTTTTTTATAAGTTTAGGAATAACTTTTGTATTAATATCATTATTAGTTTATCATTTTAGACAAAGAATTATGGTATTGGAGCAGAAAAATGACACCATGTTTGAAATAATTAATAATGTAGTCGCGGAAATAACTAATGTACGTAATATTTCATTGAACCCATTTCATCAACATCCACCTTATCAAGAATATGCGGAAAAAATCAACATTATAGAGGATGAACATTTCAAAGAAGTGCCTAGAGAAGAAGACGAGGAAGAGGAGGATGAGGAGGATGAGGATGATGACGAGGAGGAGGAGGATGAGGAGGATGAGGATGACGATGAGGATGAAGATGACGAGGAGGATGATGGTATAGAAGTAAAAGTCATTAATGTAAACGTTGATTCTACCACTGCCAAAATAGAAGAAATTGCCGATTTAGATATAGAAGAAATCGTTCAATCGGAAGACGATGAACCTAAACCAATCGAAGATACTATATTAGAGGATGAGCCAATCGTTGTTCACAAAATAGACGAAACAATTCCACTCGAAGATACACCTACATTAAACGATTCAAAAGAAATATATAGAAATATGACGATGCAAAACTTGAAAGCATTGGTAATTACCAAAGGTCTAAGCACAAATCCTAGTAAATTGAAAAAACACGAATTGATACAATTATTGGAAAATAGTGAATAAACGTATATACATATTTTGTAGAGATATTATATATTTAGACAATATATAATATGTTTGTAGGAGAAAGTTTAGAAAATGCTTATAAACAAGTCGTCCCAGAATCTTCTTTAGGATATCATTCAAACAATCAATATGATAATTTTCCACCATTAATGAGTGATGGTAGAGCAGTCATTGCCTCTTGGCAACCAGAGGCGGTAACCAATAATCAAATGATTAAGGAGCATGGTATTTCATCCAATTGGCAATATCGTAGATATCTTACTCAAAACGCGAATCGAATTATGAAAACAAATTTTGACGAGGCATGTAATGATATCGGTTATGTCAAGCGTGATTATGAACCAAACCAACCATCGAATCCATTTTTATATAAATCCTTTTTAGACAATTCAAAACCATTCGGTTATGAAACCAGTGATTTAAAGGAGACATATTTATCACGTGAACAATTAAACGCTCGCAAAGTTGCACCAGCCATTACCCAAGAACAATTGATGGCTACTCGACAAAGACATGAAAAAAAATAATTCGTAACAAACTTAAACAGAACAGTTTATACATATTACATAGTTATGTATAAACATCTATTCAATCGTGTGAAGAAAATCATTCCAAAAATATCTGAAACTGAAATTATCGCACTAAAATCGGGCGGTGTTTCAATTGACAGAGAAATTTTCAAAGGTAGAGTAAACTACTGCAATTTGTTGAGTGACAAAAATATCAGTAAGATAACTCCCGACGAAAAAGTGTTCATCCAATCTACACGTGAATTGTTGAGACATGTCGGCCAAGATAACATATATCCTTGTAAAAAGATAAATAGCACGATGAATTATCTAGGTAAAAAAGGGTTTTTAAGTATGATCATTGACCGAAAATTTAACGGCAATAGAATATCAATTTCTGCACAATCCAAGGTTTTATCGATGATTTCATCATATAATCCATCATTAGGTGTAGTTACAATGGTTCCAAATTCACTCGGCCCCGCAGAACTCTTACAACATTATGGGACAGAAGAACAGAAAGAATATTACTTACCTAAATTAGCAAACGGAACATTTATACCTTGTTTTGGTTTAACTGGACCAAATAATGGAAGTGACGCGGTAGGCAAAATAGACGAAGGGACCGTTGAATTGGTAGATGGAAAGATAAAAATGAAAATTACTCTAAATAAACGATATATTACATTAGCACCGATTTCCAATCTCATTGGTATAGCATTTCATCTAAAAGACCCAAACAAATTATTGCCTAGCAAAAAAGAAGGAATTACCGTAGCATTGATTGAAAATGTAGAGAAAGGTCTTATGCAAGATACTTATCACAATCCTAATAATGCCGGTTTTCCAAACGGCACCGTAAAAGGAACCATCTTTATAGAACCCAGTAAAGTCATTGGCGGTGAGAAGAATATAGGCGAAGGTTGGAAAATGTTAATGGAATGTTTGGCAGTTGGTAGGGGTGTCAGTTTGCCGGCAACGGCAAATGGTTCATCCAAATACATCACTCTTTCCATCATGAATTATATAAATATACGAAATCAATTCAACATGCCTATCGGTAATATGGAAGCCGTAAGAGAAAAATTCATTGATATGTTTATAAACACATGGATAATTCACACGAGTGTCCAATTGACCAACCATATATTAGATTCTGGTTCAACGCCCTCTGTAATAACCGCAGTCATGAAACAACAAACAACCGAAAGGGCGAGAAACATATTGAATCATGGTATGGACATTTATTCGGGAAGTGGTATATGTCTGGGCACCAACAATTTCTTCACAAAATTTTATAATTCGTCGCCAGTCGGCATTACGGTGGAAGGTTCGAATACATTGACGAGAGGGTTGATAATATTTGGACAAGGATTAAACAAAAGTCATCCTCATATTTTCCCTATTTTCCAGAGTATTCAGGATAATAACCAGAAAATGTTCAATGATAATTTCAACTCACTCGTAAAAGAAATCATGTATAATTATTTATCTTTACTAAACCCTATGAATGTAATGCAAAAAAATGCACAACAACAATTAGACCATTTGACATTGAAGTTTAGTATTCTTACCAACTTTATAGCATTATTGGGAGGAAAAATAAAATCAAAACAGATGATTTCTGGAAATATGGCAGATTTATTATCGAACATTTACCTAGGTTATTCTTTAATATGGTATCATCATCATCATCAGCTAAAAAAGAATGAGTTAAGAGACCTTTCTATTGATTACTTGAATCGTGAAATTGAATACAAGATGAACTTAATCATTGACAATTATCCGATAACTGCGTTAAGACCATTGTTGATACCACTGAAAAATACGATAAGATATCCTAATCTTGAAAATAAAAATAAAATATATTCTATTATAAACAGCGATACAAATTTGATTGATATATTGAAAGAAGATATCTATTATGATAATACAATACTCGAAAAAATGGAACGATTGAGAACGGTTGGTAAGGATGACCCGGAATATAATAAATTATACCAAGACATTATCAGTGTAGGTGAATTTAGTATAAAAAAATGAATCTAATAAACAAGTGATACAAGAATATGTAGACAATAATATGAAATAAAATATATTGTATATATATAATGAAGGTCCTGGTTGCATGTCATTGTGAAGAACCGGTAGTAATGTCTACACCACCAAGTATGGAAAACGAATTATATGTTTTTAGTCCTAAATTATTTTTGATTAAGTACCCTTTCAAAAATATCGTTTATAAAGAAATAAAAGATGTAGAAATATATTATGTCGAGATTGATGAATATTGTAAGTCATATGATAGTAAATACCAATATAAAGGTTGGGAAAACATACCGGACGGATTTTTTGATTTAATTTGGTTTCAATATTGCCCTATATATGAATATACTCGAGACAAAACAACAGGTGAACATACTAATATTATTTTTTATAATATACTAAAATCATCATTGCCTAAATTGAAACCAACCGGAAAAATATTAGTGCCACATATAACAAACAAAAAAATTACAAGACATTTTATTAAATCAAACTTTCCAGATGTTAAACATAAATTTATAACTGATGATAACTATGAAGAAATACCATATTTCTTTGTTGAAATGAAGCATCATGAAAATGAAGATATTAACGATTATTATGAAGATTATGTTGACGAAATATTTAACGTTATCATTGATACAGAATCAAATATGTTAATCATTCAAAATAAAATACCAAAAGGTGGAAAAACTGCTAAATTACTAAAAAATTTAAGAAAAAAAAGGTCAATGAAGACAAATAGAAAAAAATATACGTGAGACAGTATTATTCTTTTTACATTCTTTTTCCGGTCGGTGAAATAGAAAGGTATTTTGAAACAAATAAATATAAACAATAGTATTGTATATCTTTATTTATGCGAGTGATTAGTTTTGATATTGGCATCAAAAACATGGCGTATTGTATTTTTGATATATCTCCGGGTAATCCTATTGCAATACATGATTGGAACGTTTTAAATTTATTGGACGATGCTCCTACTGTTCCATTATGCACGTCTTATATCGAAGTTAAGAAGAAAAAGGTCCTAGAAAAAACCGATAAAAAATGTTCGAAAAAGGCAAAATTCGAAAAAGATGGACAATGTTTTTGCGAAAAACATGCATCAACATCTCGTTTTTTGTTGCCAATGAAGGAATTCTCTCCAAGTTCATTGAAAAAAATGAAAATAGAAGAATTACAAGAAATCAGCAAGAAGTATGGCGTCTTTTTACCACAACCCATCGGTCAAATTCAATTTACGCCTCCCGAAAATATAGTCATTCCATCTACAAAAAAAGCAATGTTAGAAAAAATGCTCCCCTTTTTTGAGAAAAACGTGTTACAACCTCTCAAACCCTTGAAAAAAAAGACGGCCAATGATACTGATTTAGTATGTATAGGAAAAAATATGAAGAAAATGTTGGACGAAATACCCGGAATAATGGACGTGACACATGTATTAATCGAAAACCAGATATCAACTATCGCGACACGTATGAAAACCATACAAGGTATGTGTGCCCAATATTTTATTATGAAATGCTCCCCAAATATTATAATTGAATTTATTTCATCGGTAAATAAATTAAAGGATTTCAAAGACAAAACGATTGCTGGAGAAGAGGATGGACAAAAAGCGATATACAAACAGCACAAAAAGGATGGTATTGTTTTTTGCCGAAAAATTTTGGAGGAGAACGATGGATTTAGGAAATGGGCAAGTCATTTAGAAACATCGAAGAAGGATGATTTAGCCGATTCATTTTTACAAGGTATTTGGTATTTAAAAAATCGAAATATAATTACTTATGCGGAGAACTTAAAAATAAATAGTGTATAAATATCATATTATATACGATGGAAGTTATTGATATCGGTTTACATGATTTAGAACCTATTTCATTAAATTTTGCAGATGACGCTCCTTCCGCTCCAAAACCATCTGTCAATTTTGATTCGGGTATTGAATTATTAATGAACAGTAAGAAACGAACTGCATCGTCAAATGTAGATATTAATTTAGGCGAATTAGATAAAATAGAAAATGATTTGAATGAATTATCCAACAGTGGGTCGAATGGGTTTGGCGGGGCAAGTGGTGAATCTAAAACATTAAGTGGATTTGCGAGCAACTTATTTGGATTTGGTGGTTCAACGAATACCAGTAAATTAAATAGTTCAAATGAACCAAGTGATTCCAAAATTGGCAGCGCGACTGCCGAAAGTATCGGGACCAGCAAAACCTGGGATGGGTTTTCAAAAGTAAACGACATTCCATTTGAAAAATCAAGTGGACCGAAATTAACCGAAAGAGACCGCAAACGTAAGCAGCGAATGATGATTAAGAAATTGGAAGAATGGTATGAAAAGGGATTAATCAAAAATATTACTCATTTCAATGCGGATTCATCATACGAAGAAGTGGAAGACGAATACGAAACCGCTCTCGAAGATAAACGTAAAAAGGATAGTATTAAATTGCAGGGTTGGTGGTTTATGACATTCGTGAATTCCGTTGAATACGCCAATGCCGCGTTTAATCCATTTGATTTGAATTTAGACGGTTGGGGTGAACAAGTATCGGAGGATATTGATAGTTACGAAGAAATTTTCGCCGAATTACACGAAAAATACAAAGGCGGTAAAATGGCTCCTGAATTATCATTATTATTACGTCTAGGATTCAGTGCTGCCGTTGTTAATTTTACCAACAAAGCATTGTCGAGTGCTACCCCTGGATTCAATGATGTGATTCGCCAAAGCCCCGAATTGATGAAGGCATTTACAAGTGCAACCGTAAATAGTATGAGTCAACAGAGTCCTGGTTTCGCCTTTGCCAATAATATGATGCAAGAACAAGCCAACAAACCACGTGGACCACCGCCACCCGCACCGGTCGAAACGAAAAATATGGCACCACCGCCAAGACCATCGATGCAATTTACCCAAAGTGCAAATAGTAGACCCGATATAAATGCGGGTAGAGGAGCCATGTTTAGAGAAGAAGGTGTCGATGTAAATAATCAATTTGGAGATGCAAATCGTGCACCACCAATGCAGAGACCTGAAATGAGAGGACCCCAAAATACGGATATAGATAATATTTTAGCGGGTTTAAAAACAAGGTCGGTAAATATTCACGAAACTGCACAATCGCAAGATGATGATAGTATGATTAGTATTAGTTCATTAAAAGACGCCCAGAACAATACTATGCCAAAACGCACCCGACGAAAACAAAGATCCGATAAAAACACGATTTCATTGGATATATAGATATCAACGGATTGTAAAATTGAAATATAAAAAACAATATATGACAATGTAAATAACTTACTAACATGAATTTCATGTATTTTATGCAAAATATGGATTTTACCGAAAACATACCTCGACCAAAAACACGTAGAAAAATAAAATTCGATAATGTAGTAAATGTGGTATTGATTCCATCTGCCAAAGAAATGGAATCAATAAAAAATGATTTATGGTGGTCTAAAATGGATTATATATCATTTTACACGTCATCATGTAAAGAATTGCGCGACTTTATGGAAGAACATTCACCACCCTTAAATCGTGTTCAAGCAATGAAAATATTATACCAACCATCGCTAATGTCAAAAACGATATTAGATGAAGAACCTATGGCGATAAGTTGTTTGGCACAAATATAGAATGAAATCCAATATTGACAGATTTGTTGAGTGGTATTTCAATAATTTTCGAATTATTTACATTAATGATTAGGAGATATCCATTGTTTAAATTATCGTAGGCAAATGTAATAATGTATGGAGTTCTTTCGATAGTTACTAGGGTAGGTTCGCCACACACATATTTATTATTCAATATGATGGTTTTTTTTATGAACAAATTTTCACAGATAACGAATCCATTAATTTTATTATCCTTGATATTTCGTAAAATAATTTCGTTTCCGGATTTGATTGGAAAATCTAAATTGTAAATGTCGATTACTTTATTCGAGTGAATCGTTATTTTTTTCGTATGTTTGTCAAGGACAATTTTTCGATATTTTCCGTGTAGATTTATGTTCGAGAAATCGAGATGTTCATATATGGGTGCATAGATTTCATATGAACGTAGTGTTTCTCGAATCGAGGCATAATGAAATACATAGAAACCTTTGGGACATGTGAAAGTTTCGACCGTTTTCGTATAGCGGTTGTATAGATGAATATAGGTGGGTTTTTTTTCATTAATACGGACGGGTATTTTATTCAATCCATCGAAATGTAATTCAAACGGCGAATCGGTAAATAATATTTTGTCATTTATCGTGGCAAAATCATGGACAATGGGTATATACGTCGTTGGAATCGTGGCTTTTTCTAATATTTGAAAATCTTCGGCGAGATTATAGTAATTGACCGTTTTTTTCGATACATGGTATTCGATACTGTCAATTGTATTTGTCACATTATCATATTTGGAATGACCGGATAAATATTCGATTTTAGGTAGATATAGTTTTTTATCGGTGGTAATATTTTTGTATTCAAAATCAAGTGTGAGACAATAGGGTAAATCGCGTTCAAACATTGCATATATATCGCGATTCACTTGCAACAGGGCGGTGTTGGCTAAACCCATGATGGTGGGGAACATTCTTAATTTGTTAAAACACATGATGATGAATGTGAATAACATATTGGTGGGCATTTTTCCATTTTTTTCTTCGTATACGAATTTTTCGGTTTTGATATAATGTTTGATGAAGGTGATATTACCATTGTCGAAAAATACGCCTTGAATATTTCCGTCACCGGTAAATAGGTCAAATAGGGATTTTATATTTGTAGTATTCACATCGGGTCCAATCATTCCATAAAATCCGTCGAGTTTGTTTATGATTTTTTGATACATTCCGGGAATGTTATAATGAATGGGTTCAATGACGTCCTCGTGCTTGATTATGAAAGGGGGATTTTTCATGAAAAACCCGGATGTTGAAAATAGCATGAGTAATAATAAAATAGAATACATTGTCTAATAATAAATACTATACTTCGTTGTATTTATTATATTTTCGATTTTATATTTTTTTTTGTTTTGGTTTGCTTCTTATTTGATTTTTTTCCTCCGAGTTTTGGTTTCTTGCTACTATGAGCACTTTTACTTGCCGGTCTTTTACCCACACGTTTAGACGCGCTTTCACCCACACTTTTATCCACCAGATTAGGCGCGCTTTCACCCAGACGATTAGAGATACTAACCGGGATGAAATTGCTGGCTCTAGAATTCATAACTTTGTCGCCATTAATAATAGCATTTATCGCGTTACGTTTATCATCTTTATGTATATTTACATTATTATATATTTCTAAAATATTGGATTTTTGTTCATCATTCAATTTCTTTAATTTTGATAAATTGTTTTTGTAACGGATTATTGTATTTTCACTATTTTGAGTAGGATAACCTTTTTTTTTTGATTTTATAATATTTTTTTCTTCAAATTTTATTTTTTCGTTTATTTTTTCTGTTAATTCTTTTATTATTTTTGTTAAGAATTTTGCATTATCTTCTACTATGAGTTTTTTATCTAGTTTATTCATTTCTGTTAATTTATTAATTAGTTCTTCTACTATGAGTTTTTTATCTAGTTCTATGAGTTTTTTATCTAGTTTATCCATTTCTCTATAAAAAGAATCATCATATTCATCTGGTAAACGGGATTTTACGTTATCATTATTATCGTCATCTTCAAATAATACAAAATCATCTAAATCATCTAAATCATCTAAATCAGGTTCTTTACTATTCATTCCTATATATAATCTAAACATATTTTTGGTATAATTCCATCATTTTTTCTTTTTGTTCATCATAATCAACCATCGGTTTTCGATATTTAATTTGTTTGTATTTAGGGTCTTTGCACATTTCCGCCCATTGGTGTATATCTCTAGCATCAACATCCTTTAATTCGGGAACCCACCGTTTTATATATTCAGCATCCTTATCAAATTTCGCCGATTGTATCCAAGGATTCATATCTCTATAATATGGTTTCATATCAACCCCCGTACCCGAAATGCCTTGCCAATTACCATTATTCGAAGCCGGGTCATAATCCACCAATTTTTGGGCAAAATATCTTTCTCCTAAATGCCAATCCAATAAAAGGGTTTTTATCAAAAAATTGGCCACCACCATTCTTCCGCGATTATGCATATAACCCGTAATATTTAGTTGGCGCATACACGCATCTACGAGCGGAAATCCGGTTTCGCCCTTTTTCCATGCTTCAAAATCACTCTCGCTATTTCGCCATCGAATCTTACGAAACGCCGGTTGGTAAGAATGTGCCAATACTTCGGGATATGCATATAAGACATGTGCATAAAAATCACGCCAGATGAGTTGTCGCAAAATATCAGATTTTACACCAAATTTAGAGCGGAAGGTATGATATACTTCTCTCACCGATAAACAACCGAATTTGATTGCCGCCGAGAGACCACTCGTAGGAATATTTAATATATCGCGCGTATTCCCATAATTCCGTTGTTCTTTGATGGTGATTTTTAATTGTTTTATTGCTTCGACCCTTCCACCATGCACATGTATAGACGCGTTCGGGTTTCCGCGTATAAATAATTCGACCGCTTTGTTTAATGATATTCTATTCGAATTTGGGCCGTCATATTTTACGATGGTATTTATACGAGATTTATCCGGTTTGTCAACCGCGATTGGCAATACTTTTTCGTAGAATGGTGTGAATTTTTTATATGCATTTTTTCCACCTACCAGGATTGCACCGGGTTCATATAAATAATAATCATGATATTGCAAACATTTTACGTCCATTTTTTTGCAAATACGTTCCACTTCATCATCTCTCATTTGAGCATAGGGAGAATAATCACAATTGAAAAATACGGCATCAATGTTGTCGTCCTTGATTAACTTTTTCACAATGGTGTGGGTTTCACCGTAAAAAAACACGAGTTCACCGCCAATGTCTCGAATCTGTTTGGACAAATCAAATAAAGATTCAATCATGAACTGTATGGCATTATTGGACCGGTATTCGTTACCTTTTCCAACTTGTTCGGGGGTGAATATGAAACATGTAATGAGTTCATTGCATTGGGCATTTGCCGCTAAAAGAGAAGTATTATCAACGGTCCGTAAATCCCGATGAAAAATAAAGAGTCCTTTTTCGTATTTCATAAATATAAAAAGTATAATATAGTATATATAATATATATGAAATACTTTCTAAGTCAAAATATAGTAATACAAAATAATATAAACATATTTGATGTAATGTCTTCATAGAATAGTCAATGAATTTAATCAATGCATTTATGGGAGGTATATTGTTATTTACCGCAATCAACATAGCGGTTCCAGATATAAAATTTGAGGTCATTTGTGTAAAAATATTTTTATTGTATAGTATTTTTTTGGCAAATATAAAACGTAAATATAATGACAATCGAATCATTAGTTATATTACTGACTATTTGCGCAGATTATATAAATCAATGCATAATATTAAAACGGAACCAGAAAAATTACCGTGGATAAACATCTTCATGATGAATGGCGATGAAGAAATGCTGAATGATTATTCTTATATAATTCCGGATAATTTGCAGGGGTTGGCTGAAAAATATAAGAATTTTGTAGAAGAATATGTAGACCAAGATTTCATAGATTTAATTGAAGATGACCATATGGACGTATTTTTTACGATGAAAACCGACCAAATGTATATATGTAATATATACAATGAGTATGTGAATGACGATATCAAATTGACTGCATATAAATCATCGGTATCATTCATTTCAATTGAATATACTCATCCGGCCATGAGTGAACCAATACAAATCGAATTAGATGAAAAATGGTATTATGACGGTAATGAAATTTTATCGAAATTATTTATACAACGGTATTTAATGCATCAATGTTTACCGTATATATTTACCGATGATTATTTAGTGAATATTATAGATAGCGACGTGAACCAAATTACTTTAAATAAAAATCAATATATTTTATTAAAACCGGATGAATATAAGATTGTGACATTTGGAAATGAACATGATGAATAATAGAGGGTACACAATGAAATGAGACAAAATGAAATGAGACAAAATGAAATGAGACAAAATAAAATAAAAACAACATAAAGATTTTCACATAACTATAATATAGTATTCATATGAATACATTTGATTTACAACCGAATGAGTTAGTAAATCAAATTATTACGGAAATTCCGTGCACACAGCAGCATACACTGCTTGGTAAATGGAATTTATATTACCATTTACCACACGATAAGAATTGGGATTTATCAAGTTATAAAATAATTATGAATGAAATTGATAGTGTTGAAAAATTAATAGCTCTAAATGATAACATACCAGAATCTATCGTAAAACATTGTATGTTATTTGCAATGAGAGACGGAATTACGCCTATGTGGGAAGACCCCAAAAATAGAAATGGTGGATGTTTTTCGTTTAAAGTATTAAACAAACAAGTCCATAATGTATGGCGGTCCTTATTTTATGCAATGTGTGGAGAAACTTTATTTCTAAAGAGGGAATATCACAGTTTAGTGAATGGAATTACTATTTCCCCTAAAAAAAACTTTTGTATCATAAAAATATGGTTATTGAATTGTTCGGTGCAAGACCCGGAAGAAATCATATCCATACCGAATTTATCGAAACAGGGATGTTTATTTAAAAAACACGAACCCGAATTTTAAAAAAAATATATGATATTTTCACGTATCATATATTCTAGAATAACCAATACAATGCTCTAAATAATATTCGAAATTTTAGTAGCAGGACATGATTTGAATCCGTCGCTATATTTTGAAAAAGTAGGGGTCTTTTTAATTGGATAACCAGTTTTGTCCTTAATCGTATATCCTCCTTCAGGAACACCGTATGCGAGTGCATTACCTACCGCTTTACCGTATGCGACTTGATATTTATATGCGTTGTCGGTAATAGTATTGTATTTCAATCGAGTAATTAATGAACTTGCTGACACCGCGCCTTGTTGAGCATATTGTGAATTATTTGGTTTATAATAAACTACTGAATACATTGGTAATAATTGAGGTGTAGAAGTAGAATATGATATTTGGTCACTCGTGTATGGATAATCGCTGGTTCCATTATTTTGTATCGTCTTATTGCTACCATTTAAGGTGAATACAGTCGATGGATATTTACCGGTGGAAATACCAATGACATTTTGGAAAGCATTATCTAAAATATAGAATACTGGAACAATTGATTTAGATGCGCTATCTGAAGCGGAAACATAGGTTGACCAATCATTACCACTAGGATAACTATATGTGCTAGTGCTATAGGTCGATTTATTATATGCATATGATTGTAACGCGATTGTTTTAGTGCTGGTATTATATGCAATATTCATTAAGAATACTTTTGAACCAGTAGCATTATACTCTAGATAATGTTTATTCGATGACATTGTCAATTTGAATTGACCATTCAGTTCATCTAAATCATAATAACCATCCGCGATAGTAACGGTATAATATTCTCCGTCAAACCATTGGTATTCGAATGTATTATTTCCTAAATCTTCTGTAATATGAACTTTACTGCATTTATTAATCGTATTCGTAGAATATAGATTACTACTCGAACTATTATCACCTGGTTTTGCAGATGAATCACCTTGTCGAATATAGTGATATTGATTTTGGGCGAATGATTTATTTCGACTCTCTAATAATTGTTTCGTAGATGTATAATATGGTTCATAATTTGTTCCGGTGGCTGCTGAATTTTTTTTAATCATTCCGCCGCTTCTTAAACGACGTCTTGCATTGTATGCATCGTTCATACAAGGATTTGTATTGGTGCATGTTCCATTCTGTGATTTATTTGTAGTTATATCCATATCTTTGTTGGTAATAATATTCGTAATATTGAAACTACAGTCGTATGTTCCATTGGCAATATTGTATCCATTTGGTCGGTTTATTTCGTCAATTCGAATGGATATACGTGGATTACCTACCGTTAATGCAACAGTCGCGGATTCTCTACGATACAATGCTAATGGTCGAGCATTAAATAATGCATTTCCTTCAGTACTTGCCAAAGTCAATTTATTTTTTTGAATGGCAGAAGTGATTTGATTAAATGTTTTTCCTTTCCAAGAATAATTTCTGGTTTGATTCATATTTAATTTTGCTGACATTATACGTATATAACTATATAATATATATTTATTTATTATTGGACAAATATATATTTGAATGCTAAATAATATATTGAAAAGTTGAAAGGGAAAAGTAAAAAGGAAAAATAATATATACATGTGTAAAATGAAATAAACAGATAATGATAATCTATGTAACATGAATTTCATATTTGATATAAAGGATTTTAATATAGAAAAAATACATTTGTTTGAAAAAAAGAAAAATATTGTGATTGATGGAATATTTACTAAAATAGTATACTCGGATGAATTATTAACAATGAATGGTATATATTTTGACTTTCCACTAGAATTTAAAAACGGACCGGTTACCTATAACAATCGTAACATACATTTTTATCCATATGAACCAGCTAATTTAGAATATATTAAAGAATTTTCTCAACTTGAGGAAAAAATCATACATTATTATAAATATTTTTATAATATTAATAAGAAAATGAATTTAGCATTGACCAATCAATTGTATAGTGGTTTTTTTAAAATATATAGAGAGCCGTCACAATTAAATGAACGAGTGAAATATATATTGAAAATATCTGGAATATGGGAGAACAAAACCGAAGTCGGTATTACTTATAAAATTATTGAAATGCATGATACATTTACCTAAACATTTGCATGGATGAGCGTCTTCCGCTGCGGACTGGCGCATTGAAAATAGGACCGATTTTTATATCAAATGGTTTAGGTCCATTTCGTAAATCATAGGTTGACCTTGCACTAGGGACCTCGGCAAAATTAGTTACGAAATTATTGACATTTAAAAACATATTTTCTTCGTCGAAACTAGTGCTAATATTATAAATAGTATTTAGACCCTCTGTAGTATATTGAATATATCTATCAAATTCTTTTCGATTGACAGTTCGTTCTAATCCATCAAATAGTTGGGTAATATTTGGGTTTTTCCATAGGAAAAACACGCTTCTATCAATATTGATACCGGCATTTGTGACACGTTTTTGTAATAAATTGTCTTCGAACCCCCATGCCCAAAAATTAGGAAAACCGTTTACTTTTTCGAAATCGTGTCCGGTAATTGATGCGATTCCGCCAAGAGCAAAATCAAAACCGTAAAAATGTTTGATATTACCTACCGTGGTTTCATAATTTAATAATCCTTTTTTGATGGGCATTGTATCGACGTCATTAAATACAAAGGTGATTGTTTTGTAATCATTTGGATATTTATGTTTTGCATATAAGAAACCTATATTTTTCATTGCTCCTCGATTGAATTCGCGAGTGTCGCATTGATGTGCAAATATTATTTTATAATAATATTTTGGATAATCTTCTAATATTTCGTTCATTTTTTCTAAGAAAATTTTGCGATGTTCCTCTCTATTTCTGTATGGGACGATAAATATTATTTTTGGGACGACATTGGTTGATTCGTTTTCTACTATTTCTATGGTGATGTTTTCTTCTGCTGCAGGTTCTGGGACTACTTCTTCTTGGACTGGTGCTTGTTCTTCTTGCACTGGTGCTTGTTCTTCTTGCACTGGTGCTGGTTCTTCTTCGACAACTGGTGCTTGTTCTTCTTGCACTG